TTTGGGCCATTTTCGGCTGTTTTGGGGCTGATTTCGATCGATTCGATCTTCTTGACTGATTTTCCTTCTTTTCCTTTCTTCTTCTTCTTCTTCTTCTTCTCTCTAATTGCTTTCCCTTTAGTTTTTCATAATGAGAAAAGAGATAAGAATAGTATATAAGAAAATGACTAATACGCGACCACATGGAAATGACCCCAAAAGTACGAGCATTTTTGGAAATCGCCGAAAAAGTACGAGCATTGGCAGCTTCCTTTCCAGCTTCCATTGCTCGTACTTTATGACCCCTTGGGTCCATATGGCCGCGTATAACGCATTTGGATTTTTTGGGTCATTTTCGGCCGATGCGACGCACGCGGCCACATGGACCCAAGGGGTCATAAAGTACGAGCAATGGAAGCTGGAAAGGAAGCTGCCAATGCTCGTACTTTGCCCAAAAAAATCCGATGTGGCCGCGTATAACGCATGGTCAAAAAAAGGGTCATTTTCGGCCGATGCGACGCACGCGGCCACATGGACCCAAGGGGTCATAAAGTACGAGCAATGGAAGCTGGAAAGGAAGCTGCCAATGCTCGTACTTTTTCGTGCACGATTTATACGGCCGCGTGTGCGTCATTTTCAAGACGTCATCGGATCGAAGGCTAAAAACACCGAAAAAATTGCTAGTAGCTACTACGCGAGGCATTACCGCGCAGAAGCTGACAAGAAACGGATCGGTAGCTGACGATTTTCGAATTCACGACGATCGATGCCATCGTCGTGCTCGTACTTTTTCCAGGACGCCGATACCGAGAAATCAAAATATTGCACAGGAATAACGTGACACATGCCGAGACATAGACCACTGACACAGTCGGAGCTGAACTGGTACCACGCACACACAAACTGGATGGCCGGGCAGGCACCCGCCGGTCATAATCCGAACAAATACGACTGGTTCAACCTGATGAATCGTATGTCTAGACCGACTGCACCGGTTCGGACGGCCCGACCGTCTGGTTCGGCCCGGTCGAATGGACAGGCCGGTCCGTCTCAAATGAACGTATCGAACATATCGAACGTTATGAACACGGCAAATTCGAGTTCCACCAAGTCGAACTCGTCCTCAAAAAACCGTCCCATTCAGAAACGAAACAGAACAACCTCACAGAACACGCACGCCAGTCAGGTCGCGTCAAAGCGCACGCATCGAGCGAATACCAGCAGAAACAGCGCAGTGCCAACGGCATCCCTCCAGACGATCAACACGATGATGCGGTCGAACCAAGCCGGTCCGTCGAGTAACCACGTTGTGAGCCGTCCGCGTACCAACTCGACCCCTCCACCAGACCCGTACCACCTCCTGGCGTATTTTCCGCACCAACAACGCGCGATTCAAATCGCTCAACGATCCGCGAAGTCGTATACCGATCTGAAACGATCGCAGGGACATCCAAAAGTGCAACGCCCCAAATACGCGTTCCGTGGTGGTATGATTTGGCACGGTACGGGATCGGGGAAGACTTCGACCATCCTTGGCACGATCACGAAATACTGGGAGGCCGCCGAGAAAACGAACACGAAACCACCACCGTACATGTGCATCGTCACTACGATCGCAAATGAGCGACAGAACAATCTCGACAAATACATTGAGAATTTCACCAAGTTGAGTTACGACCTCGCCGTCCAGATGGCCAAGAATAAGGATCCGGAGGTTAGCCACGATGAAACGATCCGCGTCGGCGCAAATCTCAAAAAGGATATATCCAAGTACATCAAATTCTTCACGTACGAAAAGTTTGCATCGTGCCTGAATCTATACGAAAAAAACAACATCGAAAAGGACAAAGACTGTATCAAAATGCGCGAGGATATGGAAAAAAAGTGGAAAGAACGCGGTATCGTGATCATTCTCGACGAGTCGCATGAACTCATTAAAGCCAACCTCAAAGACGTGAACAAGGGGACGAAGAACGAATACCAAGCGATTTTGAGAACGAAACGCATGCTGCTCGATTCTGTTAGCAACCCATTCGTACACGTTTATTGTGCGTCGGCGACTCCCGGGACCAAAATCAGCGAATACATCGAAACGCTCAATCTCGTCCGCCCTGCCGGTCTTCCCAAGTTCACGGCAGAAAACATCGACGATCGCTTGCAGAAAACAAACAATGGGAAGACGAAAGTACCCGGTATATACCAGTTTGCCGACTTCGAGGATCTGACGACTAAACGGAAGTTCTTCGCGAAGAAGACCGTCAAAACGATCAGAACACCAATCACCGCGTGGCACTACCTCGCCGTGCTGATGCGGCTGATGAAGGTAAACCCTATAAAACACGAATCGAAGCAGGCGATCAAACTGCAAGCCGGTGAGAAAACAAGTGCTGAAGCGGCGCAGCTGGTGTACCGCTTTTACGACCGGGAGGGGTATCTCGCAACCTTGCGTCGGATGGAAAATTGGATCGAACTTGATGACGTCAAGGCCATTGCGGGAACAGCAAAAGACAAAGGCAAAGTCATCACCCAGCCGAAACTGTTTGAAATGATCGCGAAGGAGTATTACGCCACATGTTCAAAGATTGCGATAAAGCACGGAATATCGACCAACGCAGTGAAAAAAGTATTTCCCGCCGGGCAGGCGATTCTACGCGTGAAAACGAAGAAGGGAACCCTGAAAGTGATTGTGACGCCGAAATTGTTCACCATCGCAGCAAAGATCATCACATCGCCCGGGAAGCAGTTTGTCTACTCGCACGATGGCACGTCGAACCGGATCGTCGCAGAACTACTGGAGAAAATCGAGGGGTGGGTTGATATCACCCCGGGCGTTGAGAAACGTATCATCAAATATCCGGACGCGACAAATACGCGCAGTATCGTCGCACCAAACTCCCACCGATCGCACGATCACAGGAGATACATCCTCACGAATGATACGAAGCACATCGGCATATTCCAAGCGTTTATGTCAGGGCTGAACATGCAGAAAGTTGGGCAGAAGTTGAAACCCGAGCCGGGTACCACCAAGCGATACAAGCGCAATGCGGACGGACGAGCATGCCGCGTCATATTCGTCACGGGCGACTTGTACACTGGCGTTGATATCAACGCGTTGCGCGTTTTACATCTTACGAACCCGTTTGCGTCGAAGGTGTCGATGCGCCAAGCACACGGTCGGGCGACGCGAGCGAGTGGTCATTCATTCCTCCCCAAAGCGGATCAAGAATGCAAGGTGTTGACGTACATGACCGTCGTGTCGAAGACGATGTCAGAGAAGACGCTCAACGATTTATTGATACCCATTGAAAAGCAGACGGACAAGGAAACGTACATTGCTGCACATCAATGGATGATCAAAAAGACGACAATCCAAAACAGTATCCGCATCGGCGGCCAGAATCGAATGAATACCAGCGATAAGAAGGGTAAGTTCCCGACCGCAGACTCGGCTGTCGAGAGACAGGCGACCTTCGATGAAGAAACGGCCGCGCTTGATCATTTCGAGAAATTGCTCTCGGCCAAGATCGAAAGTCAGAACCGAAAGAAAAACCGAAATTCCATTCCAAAAAAATGAATTCAAACCCTATCCAAGACCGTATTGACCGCGTAAAGACCGCGCCGCAGTACGCCCAGAGGACACCCGAATGGTACGAAGTCCGACGTTCACTAATGACCGCAAGCGTAACGTCCTCCGCACTCGGTATCAAGCCGTTTGCGAGTTTCACTGGAGACGTGCGTCGAGAAGCCATTATCAACGCGGTTCACCGGAAGTTTCAAGGCAATGTCGCGACGCGGCACGGTGTAAAGCACGAGGACAGTGTCCGTGAGAAATTCGACGAGATTATGGGGAAAACGACCAAAGAATATGGGCTTCTGATCCATAAAGATATTCACGGTCCAGAGAAGGGTCTCGACTGGCTCGCGGCGTCACCCGACGGGATGACGGAGGAAGGTGAGCTCGTCGAAATCAAATGTCCATGGCGACGCCAGATCGTCCCGGGCGAGGTTCCTCATCATTATTTGCCCCAGATCCAAGCGCAGTTGGAAGTTTGCGATCTGGATCTTTGCTATTTCGTCGAGTGGCAACCCGCCCACCTTTCGGATAGCGGGAAGGAGGTGATCAATATCGTGCCAGTCGCACGCGACCACGGCTGGTTAGAACGTCATTATGCCGAACTTCGTTCGTTTTACGACGAGTTGATGGAAGAACGAAGAAGCTTCGTACCACCACCACCACCGAGCTGTCTCGTTCGCGACGATTTATACAATAACATCATCCACGAACCGAAAATGAAGTTCGTAGATGAACCGGGCGATATCTCGAGTCCCATGTTTTTGGATGATTAGTATAATATTGCCGGGAATGTAAATACAATAAAATGAATTCCGTTTTTTGCGAGCATTTACAGCACAATCCCGCGACCCAACCGATTTGCTCGCATGTGGGCGGACAATTCGTACCGTTCCCGCCTCAATTGAGAGAGTTTCCTCTGGACGTTGTGGAGGATTTGGACGGGTATACGCTCGCGACGACGATCAGGAACGGGGTGAACCGGTTCGCGCTCCGTACGCCGTCGGGGAGAATCCTCAAGCCGATGGAAAAGGACCGCAGGGTCTGCGCCCGGATCCAGGGTGCGCAGAAGTATTATAACGTGGCGAATTTGCTCGCGTCGTACGTCCTCGACGAAGACGTGACGGATAACGAATACGGGATCCTGATTACGGCGGACGGATTGTGGATCGAGTCGGCCGCGGACCGCGTGGCCTTATGCACCCGGCTGAAACTGGAATGTACCGATCTCCCCCGAATCGAGTTGGAACGGATCCCGCGTCCGAACTCGAGCGAGATGAATGTAAAGGGAAAGGGGTACGTCGTCGAGCGCGGCGTCGTGTACAAAAAGGACGGTACGCCGATCCACGTCTCGAAGAGGGGTGTTATCTCCCTGACCGGTGCGATGGGGAAACAGGAAAAGGTCGGATTGGGCTGGATTTTGTTCGCCGCGTACCCGGATTTCTACGGCTACGATCACGGTCTGCATACGCAAATGGACCATATCAATGGCGTGTCGACGCATAACGAGGCGTGGAATTTTCGGCCGATGACGGTCCACCAAAACGCGATGGTGAGTCACCAAACGGGATCCAGATCCGAACGGCCGGCACCCGATTCGTCGCACGAACTATTTAGACGCGACCCGACGAAAGCATTAACGCCCGCCAATATATCCAAGTGGATCGAGGTCAAATGGTTACGGCAGTACTCGAACACATCGTACTGGATGCACCGGGACGGCGCGGTTCTTCGCCGACAACCGTCCGGACTGTTCGTCTACGCTCCGCTCCGCGTGATGCGGTGTGGGTATACGTACGCGGGCCGTGGCCAAGTGCACATCATGATGACGAAAGCGTTTGGCACGTACGAAGACGGGTTGGTCGTTATGCATAAGGACGGTAAGGAGCAAAACAATCAATTATCTAACCTAAAAATGGGTTCGAGCGAGGAAAATGCCGAAGGAAAAAAAGCCGTCCAAATCCATATTCCACACGCGGACGGGACGGTGGCGACGACGTACAGAAGTCATAACGAGGCCGCGCGCCGTGCAGGGATTGCTCATCAGACCATCAGCGATAACAGAAAACGTCAACGACCCAACTCGCCGCTCGTGTTCTCGACGACGCGTCGCGGGATCACGTTCGCAGCAACCGATTGAAAGTAAATATCAAATATTATAATAAATCCATTATATCATACAGAGATGTCGAGGACAATCGCACTATCGTTGATTGCGATCGCGGCAATCACTGCACTCGCCGTAACGCGCTCGAAAACGTGCACTTCAAAAACTGGAATTGAGTTCAACGTCAACGAAACCACAAACTGTATGACGACGAAATTGGCTGAAGTTAATGATCGCATCAAACGCGTCGCGTCGTCGCTGCGCGGGACGCAAACGGGAGCGAAGGTCGCAATGAGGTGGAATGGTCGCATCGACGAACTCGACGACGCGGTCGTAGACGCCGCGGCCCTCACCACTGGGAAACGGTCGATTCGTGTATGTATCCAACCGGGTGCATCGCTCGATGCGCTCGTATTTGTCGCGCTCCATGAGCTCGCGCACATTGCATGCGATGAGATTGGACATACTGCCCGATTTTGGGACGAGTTTCGATACATCATCGACGAAGCGACTCGAATCGGTGCGTACTCAGCGCACGATCCCCGAGCCGTCGTATGTGGACGCACCGTCGGACGAGCGCCGCCGAGGAACATGAGGAACATGAACCGGTGAGAATGCGTTTTATATTGCCACGTTTTACTGAGCAGTTCATGGACAGAAAGAGGAAATCTTCCAACGCTTCGTCGTCGACGCCGACGAAGAAACGCACTACGATGCCTAGAGCCGCGAAGCGGTATAGACGCGTGACGGAATCGGGAGGAACGAGGGTCTCGAACGTGCGAACGAACGGTGCGAAGCGCCTGCAGGATGTCAAGGTGGTTAAAGTCCCGAATCGTCGGGCGGGGCCGGGAGGGTTCACCATCGTCGCCACACCACGCGCACGGATCGGCGACACTGGCGTGATCGACGGGGTGCGGTACGTCGTTCGGAGTGAACAGGAATTGCGATCTCTCATTAGACAGAAAGAATGGAGCGATGTGAGGCGGACGTGCACGAGTCGGATCACGAGCATGCGCCAGATGTTCAGCGGCGCCCGCGCGTTCAACCGACCCATCGGTAATTGGGATACGTCGCGCGTGACGAGCATGCGCGGCATGTTCACCGGCGCCGAGACGTTTAACCAGCCCATCGGTGGTTGGGATACGTCGCGCGTGACGGACATGCGCTCTATGTTCGTCAACGCCCACGCATTCAACCAACCCATCGGTAATTGGGATACGTCGCGCGTGACGGACATGAGCCGCATGTTCTACAGCGTCCGCGCGTTCAACCAACCCATCGGTAACTGGGACACGTCGCGCGTGACGAACATGGACGGTATGTTCAACGGCGCCCGCGCGTTCAACCAACCCATCGGTAATTGGAATACGTCGCGCGTGACGACCATGAGAACTATGTTCGGTAACGCCCGCGCGTTCAACCAACCCATCGGTAATTGGAATACGTCGCGCGTGACGGACATGAGCCGCATGTTCTACAGCGTCCGCGCGTTCAACCAACCCATCGGTAACTGGGACACGTCGGGCGTGACGACCATGCACGCTATGTTCAACAACGCCCGCGCGTTCAATCAACCCATCGGTAATTGGGACACGTCGCGCGTGACGGACATGAGCTATATGTTCAGCGGCGCCAGCGCGTTCAACCAACCCATCGGTAATTGGGATACATCGCGCGCGACGGACATGAGCGATATGTTCGGCGGCGATATGTTCGTGGATGGTAGATTCCGGCAGGATCTGAGTGCGTGGGCAACGCGTCTCCCGAACAATGTTCGTATCGACCGGCGGACGCGCGAACTGATCGGCGACCCACACGTCACCGCCTTCCGCGCTCGACGATACCGTCTCCACCCGGAAGCCAATGCGATCGATCCAGTCATGATGAATCGCGTTAACCTCGACGATGCGGTTGTGATTGCAGGTGATCTACATGGCAACTCGAAAATACGGCACATCTTCAGCCGCGCGACGACGGACGGTATCTTCAGAGCTGGACGCACGCCGAGGCACCCAGTGACAAGGACTTCGATTTCTCCCACACAAGTCGTCCCGCTCCGTGATGTACTGCACGCAAACGACGCCGCTCTTTACAACCGTATCGGCACACCGGCTGGTACAGTCCAGGCGAGGACCGTCAATCAGGTTCGAGAATCGAACATGAGGAACGCGAGGAACGCGAGGAACGCGAGGAACGCGAGGAACATGAACCGGTGAAACCTGCGTGAAATTGTCTTCGTACCATTTCCGTGTTCTCGATTGCATTTTATATTGCCACGTTGTACTGAGCAGCAGTTTATGGACAACAGAAAGAGGAAATCTCCCAACGCTTCGTCGTCGACGCCGACGAAGAAACGCACTACGCCGCCCAGAGCCGCGAAGCGGTATAGACGCGTGACGGAAATGGGAGGAACGAGGGTCTCTAACGTGCGAACGAACGGTGCGAAGCGCCTGCAGGATGTCAAGGTGATCAAAGTCCCGAATCGTCGGGCGGGGCCGGGAGGGTTCACCATCGTCGCCACACCACGCGCACGGATCGGTGACACTGGCGTGATCGACGGGGTGCGGTACGTCGTTCGGAGTGAACGGGAGTTGCGATCTCTCATTAGACAGAACAAATGGAGCGATGTGAGGCGGACGTGCACGAGCCGTATCACGAACATGCGCCAGATGTTCAGCGGCGCCCGCGCGTTCAACCGACCCATCGGTAATTGGGATACGTCGCGCGTGACGGACATGCGCGAGATGTTCAACGGCGCCAGCGCGTTCAACCAGCCGATCGGCCAGTGGAATACGTCACGCGTGAGGGACATGAATGGTATGTTCCGCGGCGCCGACGTGTTCAACAGACCCATCGGCCAGTGGAACACGTCGAACGTGACGGACATGAGTTGGATGTTCAGCGGCGCCCAGGCGTTCAATCAGCCCATCGGCCAGTGGAATACGTCGAACGTGAGGGACATGAGCTATATGTTCAGCAGGTCCAACGCGTTCAATCAGCCGATTGGCGCCTGGAACACGACGAACGTGAGGGACATGGGTATGATGTTCCACGCGGCCCGCGCGTTCAACCAGCCGATCGGCCAGTGGGATACATCTCGCGTGACGGACATGCACAGTATGTTCTACTACGTCGATGCGTTCAACCAGCCGATCGGCCAGTGGGATACATCTCGCGTGACGGACATGCGCCAGATGTTCGCGGGGGCTAGTAGATTCCGGCAGGATCTGAGCGCGTGGGCAACGCGTCTCCCGAACAATGTTCGTATCGACGGGCGGACGCTCGAACTGATCAGGACGCCACCCGACCCACACGTCGCCGCCTTCCGCGCTCGACGATACCGTCTCCACCCGGAAGCCAATGCGATCGATCCAGTCATGCTGAATCGCGTTAATCTCGACGATGCCGTTGTTATTGCAGGTGATCTACATGGCGACTCGAAAATACGGCACATCTTCAGCCGCGCGACGACGGACGGTATCTTCAGATCCGGACGCGCGCCGAAGCACCCAGTGACAAGGACTTCGATTTCTCCCACACACGTCGTCCCGCTCCGTGATGTACTGCACGCAAACGACGCTGCTCTTTACAACCGTATCGGCACACCGGCTGGTACAGTCCAGGCGAGGACCGTCAATCAGGTTCGAGAATCGAACATGAGGAACGCGAGGAACGCGAGGAACGCGAGGAACGCGAGGAACATGAACCGGTGAAACCTGCGTGAAAATGTCGTCTTAACATTTCCGTGTTCGATTGCGTTTTATATTGCCACGTTTTACTGAGCAGTTCAAGGACAGTTCATGGACAGAAAGAGGAAATCTTCCAACGCTTCATCGTCGACGCCGACGAAGAAACGCACTACGACGCCCAGAGCCGCGAATCGGTATAGACGCGTGACGGAATCGGGAGGAACGAGGGTCTCGAACGTGCGAACGAATGGTGCGAAGCGCCTGCAGGATGTCAAGGTGGTCAAAGTCCCGAATCGTCGGGCGGGACCGGGAGGATTCACCATCGTCGCCACACCACGCGCACGGATCGGCGACAGTGGCGTGATCGACGGGGTGCGGTACGTCGTTCGGAGTGAACAGGAATTGCGATCTCTCATTAGACAGAACGAATGGAGCGATGTGAAGCGGACGTGCACGAGTCGTATCACGAACATGAGCCGTATGTTCGAAGACGCCCACACGTTCAACCAACCCATCGGTCATTGGGATACGTCGCGCGTGACGACCATGGAATCTATGTTCTGGGACGCCCACGCGTTCAACCAGCCCGTGGGTGGTTGGGACACGTCGCGCGTGACGAACATGCGCTCTATGTTCGAGGGGGCTAGTGCATTCAATCAGCCCGTGGGTGGTTGGAATACGTCGCGCGTGACGAACATGCGCTCTATGTTCTTGGACGCCCACGCGTTCAACCAACCCATCGGTAATTGGAATACGTCGCGCGTGACGACCATGCTCGGTATGTTCATGAACGCCCGCGCGTTCAACCAACCCATCGGTCATTGGAATACGTCGCGCGTGACGACCATGAGCGGTATGTTCAACGATGCCCGCGCGTTCAACCAACCCATCGGTGGTTGGAATACGTCGCGCGTGACGGGCATGAGCTATATGTTCTGGGACGCCCGTGCATTCAACCAACCCATCGGTCATTGGGATACGTCGCGCGTGACGGACATGGGCTCTATGTTCGACAGTGCCATTGCATTCAACCAACCCATCGGTAATTGGAATACGTCGCGCGTGACGGACATGAGCTATATGCTCGTGAGGGCTAGTAGTTTCAGGCAGGATCTGAGCGCGTGGGCAACGCGTCTCCCGCGCAATGTTCGTATCGACCAGCTGACGCGCGAACGGATCGGGACGCCACCCGACCCACGCGTCACCGCCTTCCGCGCTCGACGATACCGTCTCCACTCGGAAGCCAATGCAATCGATCCAGTCATGCTGAATCGCGTCAACCTCGACGATGCCGTTGTAATTGCCGGTGATCTGCATGGAAGACCCGGTGACTCGAAAATACGGCACATCTTCAGCCGCGCGACGACGGACGGTATCTTCAGGTCCGGGCGCGCGCCGAAACACCCAGTGACAAGGACTTCGATTTCTCCCAATCAAGTCGTCCCGCTCCGTGATGTACTGCACGCAAACGACGCGGCGATTTACAACCGTGTCGGCACACCGGCTGGTACAGTCCAGGCGAGGACCGTCAAACAAGTTCGTGAATCGAACGCGAGGAACACGAGGAACACGAGGAACACGAGGAACATGAGGAACATGAACCGGTGAAAATGTCGTCTTAACATTTCCGTGTTCTCGATTGCGTTTTATATTGCCACGTTTTACTGAGCAGTTCAAGGACAGTTCAGCTGTATCGAACATGTTATCAAAACTGCTCTTGTAGTGTACCCCATCGCCTCCCACCCCCCCCCACTCGATAGAAATGTCCTCGATTTTTCTTATGTTGCCCAGTTGAAAGAGAGAGAGAGATGGAATTCGCACTCATCCCCGCAGTCGCGCTCGCTGGGTACTTGCTCCGTCCAGTCGAAGATACTGCGCAAGATGCGATGTGCATGATCGAAGACGACGTCATCGACGTCGGGACCAGCATCGACGACACCTCAACGCCATCCGCGCAACTTGACCTTCACAACGTGAAGGCAATGAAACGATTCAACGATTCGTTCTTTCCCAATCATAATAACATCATTGCACCGTTCTACCGTTCGCGCGCACAGACGACGAACGACACCGAGAAGCAAAAAAAGCACGAAGCGTTCACTGGAAACGATGCCATCTGGAGGAGGAAACGCGAGGTCGAAACACTGTTCGATCCGACCAAGCAAAATATCGATTCGTCTGGCAGGCAGGGGAATTCAGTCGGGTACTCGCCGGATCAGTACATCGATTCACTCACCGAGATTAATAAAAACGCCAAGCCATTTGAGCAAATCCAAGTCGGCCCCGGTCTCGGCGTCGATGCCGATGTTCCAGCCGCTGACGGGTTCCACCCAATGTTACGCGTCTTTCCCCAGGATGGCCTTGCTCATAAATCGTCCGAACTCGCCGGTCGTGCGAACGGTGCGTCCTCGGTCATTTCGAACGGAACGAGCCGGATCGCGCTCCGTCATAACGCCCCGCCCCGCGTGTACGATATGAGCCGCCGGCCATTGACAAAGGGTGGTGTTCAAGTCGAAGCCCAAGCAGCGCGCGGTCAGTTCTCATCGCTCGAACGCGGTGCGCCAGCGAAAGGACATACCAACCCATACGCATGTAAAATCGTTGGCGAGTTCATGCCAGGTGCCGGGTACCGACCGGGTGAATACGTCAACGGACAGGAATCGAACCGAACTGGCGACCGGACGACGTATGGCGACTTTGCCAATCCAGGATCGGACGACGCGATGCATGCCGTCGGCGCGTACGCCGTCTATAGAGCGGGTGATACGGCACGCATTGACGACCAACACCGCGAGACGACGAACGATCCGATCGGTATTGGTGCGGTGACGCATGGGCGCGAACTCCTGCAATGCACTGGCAAGCAGCTCCTAAAGGAAGCGAAACGCGGTCGGTATGTCCAGGCTGATCGTATGCCGGGCGCGCAGCGCAACGACGCATTGCTGATGGCGAAGCTCGGGTACCGTGTCTCGCCGTACATGTCGAAGCAACACAAATTCAGGCAATCGCTCAAGAACGATATCAATGTCCGTCCAGGTGGTGCGCTCCTCCACACGGCGCCGTCGGCGTCGAATGTCGGTGACATGTCACGTCACGGGAAACGGTACGGCGGACCAAACCCAAGGAACGATTTCTCGCTCGCTGCCGATACGCTCAAGGATAATCCATACGTCGCGTAAAAATGCAAAAAACAAAATCGGGGTTCTAGTTATAATAGATTATTGGTCTATACGATCGTAGACGATGCTCACGAAAAAACAGATCGAGCAATTGTTGTCGAACCCGGCGGCCGCTGATTGGTCGAAATTGAGTAAAGACGACATTGGGTTCGCGATGGGACCGGCACTCACTGAAGAGCAGATGAAAGCGTATTGCGCCGCGAATGGAATCGCACCGAAAGTCGTCAAAGCGCCGACGAACTCGACGAACTCGACGAACTCGACAAATAAGAAACCGACGAACTCGACGAAGCAGATAGATTCGAACGCTCAGTAATTCAAGACTGATTATTATATTGCGCAGTAGCACCCAGTAAACGATACGACTACCGCCATGTTCAATTACAAGAAGAAGTCCCATAAGATTGCACTCTTCGCGCTCGTGGTGATCGCGATTGCGCTGATTTACATGTGGTGGACGAAGAAGGCGTCGAACTCACCAGGCGACGGACTCACCATCGTGACGCCCATGCCAGTCTCCGGGTACTCTGTCGAGGATATCAACGCCGGAGAGATCGACTCTGTCGAGCCCGTCATCTCGTCGTCGCTCGAGCCGTCCCTCGAGCCAATCGATGTGGTTACCGCCACGACCATGCCGGCTCTCGACATGACCGAGGCAAGCGAGGAGTTTGATTCGTACGCCTCCTCCAAGTGGAAGGGAAACATCCTCTAAGCAGTTTGAACTGATATTTTGTTTGCCTGTAGTACTACACGGTACACGAGGCAACCAAAATAATGACCAACCGTATGAATGTCGTCAACAACGTCAACAACGTCAACGCGACGCTCCCATGGCTCGTCGTGTTTCTCGTATTGTTCGCGGTCGTTTTCTGCTGTTCATCGACATTTACACTGGTCGAGAATGTCAAGCGACGCTTGAAAAACAGGAAACCACTCAACCTCGTGATTAGCGAACACACAACGGACGATATCGGCGTGATTGCGTCGATCGAAGAACAATCCGGCCGCGAGCCGAGAGCGAGGATCAATTGGCGCGACGTACCGACGCAAATCCCAATTGACTTACTCGGTACTGCCAGCGAGAACGCCCGGCGTTATTAGACTGTCCAGTTGATCCAATCAATAATATTGGCAAACAGCATAGCTTGCCAATAACTCAAGTACTCGATCCCATGCCGCTCATCGTTCGCGGGAATATTCTCCAGAGCAGAGGCCGTGTTGATTGGTTGCCGGATGGTAATGTCACGCAACCCGCACTCACGTTCGTCTCGGATACGGATACCGGGTTCTACCGCGTATCGAACGATGATATTGCGATATCGACCGGTGGGATTTCCAGGCTCCGTCTCAATTCAGACGGAGCAGTCGTCACGGGAAATCTCTCGACGACGGGTCATGCGTCCATCACGGGAAATCTCTCGACGACGGGTCATGCGTCCATCACGGGAAATCTCGACGTCACAGGATTTATCACTGGTCAAGGCCTCGCGGCCGACTTGGCAATTTCGAACGTCCAGATTTGCGACTCGTCATGGACGCTAGTCGACGATACGCACGTGGGCCTAACGGAGGGGTATATCCTCGTGAATGGCATCGGTCTAGCACCGGGGTCCGCTGTCCAGATTGGTGGGGTAAACGCACCTGCCGTTAGTTATGTTTCGGATACGCAGCTTCGTGTCCAGACGCCCGCGAAAAGCACAGGGACGTATAATGTCACCGTCGTGCGCGGCGATACAAAGACGGTAACCCTCACCTCGGCAATCTCGTACAGTCAGGACGTCACGTTCACTACCGCGAGCACTCTGGGGGCGGTGTACCAGTACCTGCCGTTCACGGAAACCATCACGGCAACGTCCGATTCCAACGTCCTCTACTCCAATATCACCGCTCTACCCATCCAGACGACCTTGGACGCGAATAGCGGCCTATTGGAGGCGAATATCGGTAGCAGTGGGGGCAACGTCGAAACGTTGTTCTCATTCGATCTCAAGGCCGAAGACGAAGAGTTGCAGGATGCCATTCAGACGTTCATAATGCAGTACTACCCGTTCGCGGCCGGCAAGGTTGTTCCGAGCGACAGTGAAGCGGATGCGTATTTCGGGTATTCCTGCTCGATCTCCAGCGATGGAACGCGCGCGATCGTCGGAGCGCGCACCGACAACGCGACGGGCGGAACTAACAGTGGTGCTGCCTATATTTTTGTCCAGGGCGGAAGTTCGTGGGTACAAGAGTCCAAATTGGTGCCATCGGACAGCGAAGTGCATGCGCAGTTCGGATATTCCTGCTCGATCTCCAGCGATGGAACGCGCGCGATCGTCGGGGCGGCATACGATGACGCGACGGGCGGAACTGATCCGGGTGCCGCGTACGTATTCACCCGGTCAGGTACGAGCTGGGTGCAGGAAAGCAAACTGGTGCCATCGGACAGCGAAGTGTCAGCACTCTTCGGGTGGTCCTGTTCAATATCGGACGATGGAACGCGCGCGATCGTCGCGGCGCTATACGATGACGCGACGGGCGGAACTGACAGTGGTGCCGCCTACGTATTCACCCGGACAGGTACGAGCTGGGTGCAGGAAATCAAATTGGTGCCATCAGACAGCGAAGCGAATGCACTCTTCGGGCATTCCTGCTCGATCTCCAGCGATGGAACGCGCGCGATCGTCGGGGCGCCATACGACGACGCGACGGGCGGAACTGATTCGGGTGCCGCGTACATATTCACCCGGTCAGGCACGAGCTGGGCGCAGGAAAGCAAATTGGTGCCATCCGACAGCGAAGCGGGTGCGCAATTCGGGATTTCCTGCTCAATCTCCAGCGATGGAACGCGCGCGATCGTCGGGGCGTACGCCGACGACGCGACGGGCGGAACTAATTCGGGTGCCGCCTATGTCTATTCGAGAACAGGCACGAGCTGGGTACAAGAGTCCAAATTGGTGCCATCGGACAGCGAAGCGAGTGCGCAATTCGGGTGGTCCTGCTCGATCTCCAGCGATGGAACGCGCGCGATCGTCGGGGCGCACTACGACGACGCGACGGGCGGAGTTAATTCGGGTGCCGCGTACATATTCACCCGGTCAGGCACGAGCTGGGCGCAGGAAATCAAATTGGTGGCATCAGACGGCGAAGTGAGTGCACTCTTCGGTCGGTCCTGCTCGATCTCGGGCGATGGAATGCGCGCGATCGTCGGGGCGGACCTCGACGACGCGACGGGTGCCGCTTATTTCTTCCAACGGACGTACGCCGGGTGGGTCGAGACCGCGCCATGAGTTATTGGTTGATTTCTTTTACAATTGTCTCGGGTCATGTAACCAAAACATATCGACGCGAACCATCGCGACATCGCCCGCGTCGATCCGTTCCGTGTTCACAATCTCGCCATCCGCAGCGTGGTCGATATTCAGAACTGTCGACCACGTATCGCGAACGCCGTCCCAATCGATTCGCGACGACATATGCCCCATCTCCAGTTCCTCCGATTTGGGGTACGACGTCGTACGGACGTACACGGTGTCGACAGCTCGACCAGTATCGCCGAGCTTATGCATTCGCACGCGCATCTCGATCAGTCCGGTATCGGGATCGAACGAAAACACGGCCGAATTGGACGAAAATGAGACGGTGGTCGGGCGCGTGAGCGACCGTTCGACCGTAAACGCAAAGTTGGCCATATTCTTCGTCTTCAGCGTCACCATCGTTCCCTTGATTTTGTGTACGGGTGTCTGTACGTTGACGCCACGGTGCGAATCCACCACGCAATCCATGATCGCCGTGTCCACAGTGGTCGACGCGGCGAGGTGAATCGTATCCATCGCGACGAGCAATTCGTCCGGGTGGAAGTATCGACCGATTCGTTGAATGTGGAAGATTCCCGTCGTAACGTTCGAAATTTGACGTTTCGGTGTATTCGATACAATCGCGTGGACGATCATCGGCATGGGGAAATACGTCATCAACTGCGTGACGAACAGAATCGCAGTCTCCGGTGTCATGGGTACCGCTTCGAATAGCGCTTTATATTCTTGCCATCCCGGGCACATCCGACGATACTTCGTGAAAAACGCCGCGGGATGTTCGGGGACGACGAACCCGGCGTTCTCGAGGAGAAGACGTTTCGTATCACACGCGGGACTCGCCCGAATGAGTGTCCATAATCGATCGACCATCCGTTTCCAGCGCGTCGTGCAGCAAAGGAAATCCATGGCGACGAGGATATCGCGTGCGTCCTCGATCGATTTGACATCGCTCGGTTGGATCGATTTCTGTATCAAGTCGACGACGAATTTCATCGTCCGTGAACTGAACCGGTCGATGACAAAGACACGGTCGTCGCCAGGTTCGTCCGTCTCGCCCATATCTTCAAACATTTTCGATATGACGTCGCACGATTGCACGAGGGCATACGTGTTGGCGCGGACGTCGCCGTCATTGCAACGAAGGACACAGTCGCTGAGTACAGCGAGCATGCTCGAATTGTGCATATACCCACCGGCTTGACGAGTCGGTGAAATGCCAAGCGTCGCCTTGTCCATTTTCATCGTCTCGAATTTCGTTTCGAGTTGAGCCATCAACTTGAAACGCACCGTGAAAAAAAAAGCATCGGTTTAAACGCGCTCCGCGTAGGTTAGGGTTTATCCGCGCTGGAGAAGGTAGATGACAAGGCATGCGAATCCGAACACCATCACATCGTCAGCATCCACACCGAACGTGCCGAACATACCACCGAGCACATTGGATACCGATTTCTTTTCATGAAGGGCCGCTGTCATGTGCGGACCGAGTAGCCGGCGGAGACCGGCTGGACCTTGGGATGCGTAGACTGATACCAAATGATCCCGGCAGATATCGGCGTCGGAACGTTTCGCCGGAATTGGGGTGGACGATATGGACGGTACTGGGCTAGAGTCAATAGAGTCAAGTACATCCGGCGTGGTGGACGAGCGTTTCGTTTCATACGTGATCGGTGCTCCCCATGCTTCATCGAGTGTGCTGTAATATAACATGAGTCGAGTGTGGGGATACGATGATATTTACCTACCTATTCATATCCAACATTTAAAAAAATCTACAGTGTGACGACGTTCTTCGTCCCCCGTCCCATCCCGCGCACCGCACCGCGTCCACGTCCGCGTCCACGTCCGCGTCCACCGACTTGGCGAGTCTCGATACGGATCGACCCGTCCCCGCCGGATGATTTCGACGAATTGGACGAATTGGACGAGCCGGACGACCCGCTGGACGACGACCCGGACGAATCGGAATCGGAATCGTTGGACACGATATCCGACAATCGGTCGAACGTATCGAACGTATCACGCCCGTCGTTCTCACGTCCCGTGTTCTTCCGCTTACCTTCTCCAGGGTTTTGGTCAAACGCGTCGAGCGTACGTTTCCTCGACGGCGTCGCGATGGGAAGATCGTTCGGCGTGAACGTCGGCGGAGGCGCGCCGCCGAAGAGGGCACTCATATCGGGTCCACGCATCGGTTTGCGCATGACCTGGGACGGCTCGCGCTGCATCGTCGGCATCGTCGGCACCGTCGCGGATGGCGTGGACGACGCGGTTTGAGCGGTTTGAGCGGTTGGGGCTGACGACGCGTTGGGAGCCGGTTTCATACCGCCCATCATCGTCCCGAGCAACGACCCGAGATCGAGTCCGCCGGAGTTTCCAGTATCGCCGATCGCACCGCGTTGCATCGTGTTTGAGATTTGCTTGCTCATCGATTTCGTCAAGTTGAACCAGAACGCCGACGTCGCGAGTGCCATGATGAGACGAATTTCCGGCGCCATGGACACCGAGTCCTTGTACTTCATGTGCAACTCCTCGAAGATATCGTCATAATCGGAGATCGAGGTCGCCACACTATCACTCCATCCGTCGAGATCTGCATAACTATACTTGCCGTTGATCCACTCGATCGATGAGGTGAGCATACAGACCATGCGTCGTTGGAATTTGATGGACCGGTCGAGCGCAATCTCGTTCTCCATCCTGACGACCGTACCGCGTAGTTCATGGATCGAGGCGTCGCCGCCGGGCTTTTCGAGCGGCATACCGCCGCGAATTCCGCGGTGGATCTTGAACAGTAGCGCATTACGCTCTTCTTCGATCGTGGAGTAGCCCGGGGACGGACGATCGGCGTCGTAGTCGCCATGGCCTCCCTGGTGGTAGTTGACGTCGGCATTCGAATCATTATACGCCGAGTCGCCATCGTTCCCGTTTCCATGGTCGTTGTCGTCGTTGTCGTTGTCGTCGTCGTCAGAAAATTCAGGTTCGGAATCAGAGTCTTGTTCGATCCTGGTCTGATTGGCAATGCCGCTGAAGACATCGAATCCCGGTTCGGGGCGCCTCACTTGCGATTTCGGTGGCATTCGAGCGAGCCTGGACTCTTGCTGGGCTCTCGGTTGTGCGGGTTGTGCGGGCTGTGTGGGTGGCGCGGGCGGTACGAACGGAACGGACGGTGCAGTGGGTGCAGCGGGTGCGTTCTGCGCGGATGAGAGGTTGATGATGGGTGCGGTCGTCGTATTGCTCGCAAACTCAATGGATTTGTTCGGAGTATTGTTCGAGATTTCGATATTCATCTTCTATATAGTCTGGTATATCATAAAAAAAGGCGCGTTTTTACGCACGTGCTCCATGATCTTCTGATCTTCTGATCTTCTGATCTTCTGATCTTCTGATCCGGCGCTAATAATCGAGCGCGGTTGATGTGTTCTCGCTCATCGCATCGAGTGCGTCACCAACTGGAGTAACCGAAAGAATGACGACGAACCACGATAAGAAGACATGCGTTGCGAGGATTGAACGCCCGAGCTTCGTCTTGGGGGTGATCTCGCCAGCCATCACGGTCGTTTGTGTCAAGAGCGTGAAGTACGCGATATGCGACCACGAAGGTGCTTTTTCGACTGTAAAATGTTTCTCAAAACCGATCGATTTATAAATCATGATAAAGACGATGAATAGAACCATATGGTAGAGCATCAGCGTCTCGAGGAACGCGTTCGAGATGATCAATCCGGCGCTTTGTCCAAATGGCATGGTACCTAATACGCTATACGCTATACGCTATACGCTATACCTATACCCTAATAATCCTCAATATTATATTGACCCAGTATACCCCCACTAACACTACCCTGTACCCTGTACATATACAATGCCCACACATTCATGGAACAATATGTCGTATTCGGGGGGTTCGGGGGTTTCGAGCAGTTCGAGCGGTTCGAGCGGTTCGGGAAGTTCGAGGAATCGTCGAGGGTCCGCGCGGGGTGGGAACAACGGTTCGTGGAAACGCGACATCCGGTTTAAGACGACCGCGGACGATAAGTCTGGGAAGCGCAAATCGTTTTTCAAGTCTATTCTGGATGGCTACAACATCACGGGATATCAGATCCCAGCTTCGTGGTACACTGCCGTTTGGGACACCCAGGATAACAAGCTCGTCACATTCGCAACCAAAGTTGCCCTCCACGCGCATATGCGCGACGACGAGGATGTCCACTACGCCTCAAACCTCAAATACGTCATCAATAACGCAAAGACGATCCAACACGCTATGTCGTGCACCGCGGACAAGAAGCATTATTGCATCACGCACGTCGCCGCGAGGTATGCGAACGACCCTGAGCATATCAAGCAGGTCAAGGATATGTTCGTCAAGAAATTCTCTGCGAGTAACTGGAAAAACCGTGCCGGGAAGATGAACCATCAGAACCGGATCGCGTCCAATTACTTGAACCCGCGTACGGAGAATAACAACCACGGTCACAAACACTACAATGGTGTGAAACTGTCAAATGCTACAATGAAGAAGCGTATGGCGGCGCAGCTAGCGCGTAATAAGGAGAATAAAGAAGAGGCCCAAAAGCAATTGGAGAACGCCAGACGTAAGCTCGAGGAGGAAAAGGAGAGAGCCAGACGTGAGAAAAACCAATTGGTGAGCCAGATACTAAGGTTCAAAAAGAAGAATAATCCGCGTTTCCCCCCCGCCCAGTCTTCTAGATCTAGATCACAGGCTGGTCCAAGCGGTGTGGGTGCCGGGAGGCGACGGCATTCGGCGCTCAGACCGGTGGCTGAGTAGTGTGTTTTTTGACCATAACAATTATGCATGCCGTTTGTAATAATACAAACGAAATGTCTACACCGTTCACGAAGCCAGTACATGTCCTGACCAAGGCCTCGCTCGAGCACCTCGAGAAGTGCAGTGGAATCAGCGACATCGATACCTGGACGGCGATTTTCTTCCTACTCTCGAAGTCGGAGCATAACAACATGAAGTGGGACGATACGTTCACCGGCGAGGACGGGAAGTCGGTGTTTTTCTACGCGAAGCGACTCCCATACGACGGCGAGCAACGCGGCGTGACGACCGGGCTTGCCGGGTGGACGACGGCGAACGATGGAAAGGATGCGTATGGTGATTTCCATAAACTGGCCGTTCGGTATAAGCGCATGGGCGGGATCGATCTCCGGAAGCTCGCGAAAGGGTTGACGAAGGATAAGGATAAGGCGAGTCGTTTTTGTGAGAAAATCCGCGCGCTTCACGGCGATATGGCCGATTTGTGGGTCGAGACGCAGCTCAAACACACTGCTCGTCCGGACGGGTACATTTTCGAATCGTGTCAGGCGTTGAAAGACGCTGGCATCCCGCACCCATTGCCGCTAACGGTCGCGGCGGTCGTCGACACTGCAATCAACCAAGGATTTGGTGGTGAATGGTGTCCCAAGACGTGGCTCAAGGAACACGCGGTCACGAGCGATGACGAGCTCAAGCTTTTGCGCGATTTTCTCAAGTGGAAACGCGTCGCCGCAACGAAGAACAATCACAACTCACCACCGTCGAACGGCGAGGAACGATCCGATATGTTTTTGAAATTGCTCGACTCTGGGATGATGTGCCTGCATCGTACTCACTGTGAATCTGTCGTAACCTGGAAAATGAAGTAAATCGGCATAAAATTTTTATCTTGGAGTAACAAAATTCGAATGACAAACAAAATGAATTCCATTTTTTGCGAGCATTTACAGCACAATCCCGCGACCCAACCGATTTGCTCGCATGTGGGCGGTCAATTCGTTCCGTTCCCGCCCCAATTGGAAGAGTTTCCTCTGGACGTTGTGGAGGGGTTGGCGGGGTATACGCTCGCGACGATATCTCGAGATTTGCCAGGATGCAGCAGAGCATGTATGCAATCAAAAAACGCACGGATGCCCAGATTCTCAGTGCCACGCGCGCCGCATTGGCGGCAGTCGAGGAGTATGCCGAGTACTTGTCCGAAAAGAAAGTCGACGATATCAAAGTTGCAGTGTTCGAACGGGATTCGTTCGCCGAAGCCAAACTCAAAGACCTTGAAACGCACTACTGGTCGATTGCAGTGCATGTCATGGCAGAAAACTACGTCGACGTCCCGGGCAAATTTCAAAAATTGATGTCCGCCGGAATCATCGACGATAGTTTGTTCGAGGAGAGTGGATACATTATTCCGGCCGTGTTCCTCGAGCGATTCAAGAATCTGTACAATGGACGCGTGTATAACATGCTCGAACCGAAGGAAAAGAAGTTCATGAAGGAGTCGTTTGATTATTTACTGGCGCGTACGCCACTGAATGTCTACGAATTGCGAGACGGTGCACCGCTTCCAGCATGGTACTTGAAAGATTTGTACGCGGCCATGGATGCGTATGCCGGCAACAAACGTGCCGGTCGGTAGGATTGATTTTTTTTGTTGCACTGTACCACAGAACATGCCATCCAAACAGAACCGAAAGACTCGAAAAGTGACTGGCCTCGTCGGTGGCGTCAAAAAAAGAGGCGTATACCAAAGCGGGACGCGCGGGGTCCCGTCCGCCGCCCAAATCGACGTGAATTCCAGGTTGCTGCAGAAAAAACAACGTGAGACCAGGCGTATGCTCGTCGGTCGTGCGATCGAGGACATTGACTACGACATGGACTTTGTGGGGTTTACCAGGGCCGGAATCACCAACAAAGGATTCCACCAAGTTCTTTCCATCGACAATCGTCTGTTCGAAGAAATTCCCCGCCTGGTGGATCGACAACGGGATCTGTTTCCGTTTGGCTATGACCGGAGCACTGGAAAACAAATCGACGCCGCCGGCGTGAAAGAGTTTCAGAAGATACTCACATATGAACAGAAACACACGCCTTATCCCGATCTGATCGAGGTATTGGGCGGCGCCAGTCATGATTACGTGTTTCCGTACACGGCCGTGGTGATGCTGGCCAAAAAAGCACACGCTCTCGTCGACCCCCGGAAAGATCGAACCACCCTGGCGGTCATCGACGAGATGGTGTCCTTCATCCGGAACAAGACCCCGGCGGTTGTAGTTCGGGCCGTCGATGAGTACTTTCGGCATGCAATTGTGAACGGAAATTTGAGAGTCAGTCTGCCGACAAATCTCCAGAAACGCGGTCGAAACCAGCAGGCATCGACACGCGCCAACGGCAACGCCACGGCATCCAGACGCCGAGTCAAAACAATTCGACGCCGGTGATATCCTGCTACGACCCAGATCTCTGTGAAAATGCTGTGTAGTAAAATGGACCCTCAAAAATATTTGCATACTTTCGGAATCTCGAAAACGCCAATTCGACATCGCCGCGTCGTCGCTTTTTCTCCAATCTCCACGACGCGGCGTCGTTGATTTTACCAGTCGCTCGACTCGAGACGGATTCGATCGCGTACGCTGCAGCGACTGGACTCGTCGACGCACTTGACATTGATTTGACCGGGAAGGGGTCCGCCCCGTCGTCTATTACTAATTATATCGAACAAATTCTCGACGATCCGGCGAAGCGACTGGCGTGGATGTGGCTCGTCTTTATCGATGATACACTGACAATCCCGTACGACGAGGCAATCGATGGCGTCTACGTTAGTGCGCTCCAACATCTCCAACCGGCTGGAATGATGGATCTGATTCACGCATTCGATCGTCAATCGTATCACATCAATGCACACGAAAAGAACCGGCTCATCGATGAACTCGAGTTTGCCGATCGGGCGTTGTATACAGGTGTCGCGCATCATTGACAGAAATTGCCAGTTACGGTCTTTGCTACCGGGTCGATACCGGCGTGGTTCCAGTACGCTGCGAGCGTGCGCACGTGCCCCAGCCCATACCGATCGTCGTATATCACTGGTTCTTCGAGACCGAGTAATCGTCTCGCGCGGGATTCGCTCTGGTGTTTCGCGTGTTCGTGCTCCGATTTGTCGATATCGTTCCAAAACTTCGGTTTCTCGTCCCGGATGTAATGGTGTGAAACGACATTTCGACTCGGTGAATAAATATCGAATCCATGAGTCCACGCTCTCGCGCTCATTAAAACCTCTTCACCTTGAAACAGATGTCGAAGCGATGGATCGTACGGGACGATCCGAACGAACGAGCCGGGAGCAAAGAAAAAGCCACCGGCAATGAACGCATTCCGTCTCGGCTTACCACCGTGGAAGGATGATGATTTCATCCCCGCAGTGAACACTGGTATTCCATGATCGTTGAATTTTGCATTGCACATGACTGGCGTATCGGTCGCGGTCGTTCCGTATGTCCCGTCATCGACTGGGTATACTGACAAAATCGAACTGGACGGATCGTCGCATTTTGCAATTTCGTCGATACAGAGCTGGTCCCATCCGTCTGCAAACTTTGTATGCGAATCGATTTGCATGAAGTAGTCCTCACCAGCGTACAATGTCGAGCAGTGGTATCGCGCGACACATGGTCCAGCGGCGTCTGTGTGTTTCAGAGTGATTGTCTTGATTTGCTTATCGAATTGCGGATCGTGGTCACCGCGGCACGCTTCGCGAGCATCCGTTGAGTTTTGTTCGCATACGCCGACAAAGACGCGGTGCGGGAACGTTGCTTTTTTGAAGAGGTTGGCGATCGTCGCGGAGCACTCATCATCGCGGTACGACGCGACCGAAACGAAGATTGTCGGTTGACGAGGTTGGTTCGTCCCGTCGTACGCTGAAAACGCGTCAAACTCGGCCGATTGGGCAGGTGGTCCGTGAAACGTGATCGCCAAGATCACGAGCGCGACGAGCGTATGGACTACATGTTTATTCGATGCGTTGTACATTGTCGTTCGTTCGATTCAACCAGGTCGTATTGTACCCTATACCTTAGGCAAGATATTACGCGCGCCATTTGGAAAACCGATCGCCATGTACGCGGCGCAACTGCTCATACGTCGACGGTGGATATATCGGGACGTGCTCGTTCGTCCGTTCGCGACGAATGTTCCAAGCTGTCATCTCGTTCTTTGTCGGGACGTGCTCGTTCATCCGTTCGCGACGAATATTTCGCGCGCGACGGAGTCGTTTCGAAATCATGGACTTGATCCCGAGCGCGGCTGCGGCGAGTCCGGCGACGTGAACAATGCTCGGGTCGTACATGGCATTTGCCGTATCGTTCGCTTTGATGCGCGGCGCGTTGATGCGAGGAACACTGGGCGCGTTGATGCGCGGAACGTTGATACGCGAAACACTGGTTCTGGGTGCGCTGATGCGCGGCGCATTGAAGCGCGTCCTGTACGATGGGGGCGGGATCGTTTGGATTTGCGCGAGGAGTTTCTTCGTCGAAGCGTTCCCGCGCGATTTGACGGTCGGGTACGCTCTCGAGTTTCTCGACATGAAAAATGGAACCGACGCGGCGAGGACGCCTGCGAGGACAAATGATTTGAGTGTCATTTCGAGTCGACGGATTTTCCGGTCTCGTTTCAGTATCCTCGACTCGAGTTTCTCATTCTTGCCGTATTCGGTTACCAGCAACGCCCCAATGCGTCTCAGCTCGGCCTTTTGGTCGGTGATTTTTGCTTTAAAAGTTTTCATAATCCGACCGCCTTCGTCCAACAGATCCTGCAACGTATTGAGTTTCTTCAGAGTTTGCGATCTGTGTTCCTTAGCATTTTGAGATGATTTACGAATTCTCGCGTTTCTCATTTCCACATTTCGCTCGAGTTCTTGAATCCGTCGTTGGGCGCGGACCAATTCGTCCTGGTATCTCTTAATTCGAGCGTTATTTTTCGAAACCGCCGAGGCGTCTGCAGCATTGGCAACTCGAGCCGTCGTCACTTGCTGATTGATTGTAGTAACGCGGTTCGGTTGAGGCGGTGGTGGCGGTGGTGGTGGTGCCGATGGGGTCGACGGTGGTGGTGGTGGTATTGGTGGACGCGGCGCCGCGGCGGCTGCGGCGACTGATCTGATCGCAGCGACCTGGACAGTCCGCGGCAAGTACTTGACAATCTCGTCGACGTCTTTTTTATAAATTTCCAATACGCCAGTCAGTGTTCGCGTCGCATCGTCGTTCGTCATCCCCGACGCGTTCCAGTTTCCGATGCCGGGATGGATATAGGAGAATGACTCGCCAATGGAAGTTTCCAGTTGTGTGAACGTATTTTGAGAATCCGTCGCGCGCTCGTACAACGTCGTCAACGCATCGAGTTTCTTTAAATTCTCGGCGTTAGCGGACGCGATCGCTGTCGCTCGTTTGTTTCCCGTTTCCCTCGCGAATTTGGGGACTTCTTTCCCAAGATTCCACAATGTATGCCTCAGTTTCCCAATACCGTGGTCCGTCGGCGGCACTGGCGTGAACGTCGCGGCGAGTCGCACATGAGGCGAACACTTGGTCCGGAGATCGACGGGAATACGAACCGCGGCGAATGCATTCGAAGTCCATGTACTGAGCTGTTCCTTACTCGGTCGGGTCCCACCGTCGACCTCGATCGCGTCGCCATAGGACCTGAATAGAGAACGCACCGTATCGTACACGCGATCGAGGATCGATGCACGGTGCGTTGTGATGACGTTAATGAATTTTGCACGCGACGAAGCAGACGCTACTGATATAGAGACCGGGACGTCAATCGGTTGCATCACTTGTACTGGGATGCCCAGTTTGGTTGCGACGAGTTTGATAATCTTGTTGGCATCGATACCGTCCCGACTGAGCGGGATCGTCACTTTCCCGTCTGTCGTAGATGTCGATGAGAAGTCGTAGTACGCAAATTTGGACACGCGTTTCCCATCAACGACTGGGAACGTGATGAAGTCGAAAATCCGTGCAGGTGCTTTTCTATGCAAGATACCGAATTCAAGGATGGTACTCGTTCGCCACTTGACTAGTTGTTCGACGAACCGGGTCGCGACCGGTGACTCGATCACGGTACTCGTCTGGAGTGCGTTGATCAAGCTGTCGATTTTCACGATCAAGGGATCGGTCACGACCGGGCGGGTCGATCCGGACGATCCGGTCGATCCGGCTGGTCCAGACGACCGACCAGTCTGGGATGCCGCCCGGGTGGTGAATTTGATTGGCTTTGGGAGGGACATGTAATAGGTAATAGAGTGCAAGTTTTTAAATTACTCGACGTTCGTCAATGCATATTTGATGATCTGTTCGAAGCGGTAGGCGTCACGCACATACTGAATACACGCGCGGGCAGCGCGTTTGTTCCAATACCGCGCGACGTCGTCGATCCCGTTCGAAAAGCAGTCGATATCCGATTCGTCAGCGCGTGCACACGCGGCGTAGTACGCAAAATTACGAGCGTGAACACCACCGGACGGCGTCGTTCGTGTATCGTCGACGAGACGTACGAAAATGTGCGCACCCAACTCGTTTTGGCATACGTCGAGTTGTCGGTCCATCGCGTCGAGGAACTGGATTTCGTCGCGGTGGAGACGTGTCGCATACTTCGTCGAGTCGTACAACGTCGCGTCTCGGAGGATATCGAATTTACGTTTGGCATCGCCGTGGAGTGGGAATGAATCGAGTCGACGGAAGACCCGGCGATTCGATTCCGCGAGGAATGCGCGTTGGTGTGTTGACATGTACTTCGGCAAGCAATGCCCGGGACTCGTTTTCTCGAACAATAATTGATCGGATAAGCTCGGCGTGATGACCATATTGCCCGCGATGTACCAATAACTTTGTTTCTATTTTGGTTTACACAAGATATCGGGTCTCTTAAACTTGACAATGTTGAATGTTGACAATGTTGAATGCGGTGAATGCGTCGAATGCGTCGAATGCATCGAATGCATCTATTCGAACCGGGTAGCAATTTACGAGCTATAGGCAAGTCCACCCATACCGGACAGCACGCGAAGCACGTTGTAGCTCTCGGCGAAGATGAGCGCGGACGTGAGGTTGCCGTCGACATTGGCGACAGTCGTGTTCTCGTCCAGGACGTTGGCGAGCGCATCACCCGTCGTGGCGACGGATCCGGCCTTGGTGGTCAGCACAAGCGTACTGTTGTCGATGCGACTGAAGTTGCACGAACCAGATGGCTGCACGATCTCCTGGGGCTTCAGCGCGAACGAGTAGTTGTAGATTCCAGCGGCCGGGGAGCATCCAGTGGTCTGGAACGGCTGCACCTGGTTGAAATAAGATCCCTTGCGCTCATCGAACCTGTCGTGTCCGTTCAGCTGGAGCTTGGCGGACGCGAGCGGAGCCCAGCGATCGTTCGTCGTTCCGCGCGGGCCGACGGTGTATCCACCGTGCTGCGCGCCCTTGAGCACCCAGGAAAGCGAGCGAACCGGGTGGTTCAGGTTGAGCCTAATGTTATTAGTCTTCGCAGACGCGCCCGGGGCGACAGTCTCGGCTCCGGTGTGCTGCAGACAGGTGATGAGAAGCTCGTGGCTGCTCTGGCTGAACCGCTTGCGCTCGCTGCTGTCAAGGTAGACGTAGTCAGCGAAGAGCTGGGCGGTCGGGTCGACCGTGGTGTCGACACCGTTCGCCGACATCATGGCGGCAGTCTCGAAGGTGAAGGTCAGCCTCACCTCGTGATCTGGTGTGGTTAGGGGCGAGCGTGGTGATGTGTGAGATTTCGAGTTATGCGTGGATGAGTTGAACAATCGGTATATCAGGGCGATACGTACATTGGAGAGCGACCAGGGGCAGGGCCAGGGCCGGGGAGCGAGTGAAGAAGAAGCAAATGGGGAGATAGAACCTCTTCGAGACGCCGGCATCACCACCCGCGGCATTGTCGTCGAAGTCCGTCATCTTCTTATAGGCAGCCTTCTCGTCGGCCGAGTGGTACAGTTCGGAGAAGATCCTGAACCAGTCAGAGTAGAGCTTGTCCACACGCTGGCCTCCGATCTCGAGCTCGACCTCCTTGACGAACTGCTCGGCAGGGTGGAACGAGGCATTCGACGCGTGCTTCGTCATCGTCACCTCGAGGAAGAGATGGTGCAATAGATCACCGTTACGTGGGATCGTGACAGTCACACGCTTTCCGAAGCCAACGGAGCCCGAGAACGTGGTTTCAATCGACTCGATGGCGAAACTAGTGTACCTCTTGTACAGAGACTTGAAGAAAGAAATCGAAGGATTTCCCGTCAGGTAGACATCTGAAAAAAAAACGAGTGGCGAGCGGGTTGAGTCAGATCGGGTGGTGGAGGAGGGGTTGGAAATCGCGACCTGGTACGTTACGTACCCTGAGAACCGTAAGCAACGAGCTGGAGCAGACCGCCTCCTGACATTGTGTATTTGTGTTAGAGTTTTTGAAGACCGAATTAAGGTATGACGGGTCAAGATAAAAAAAAAGCCCAAAAAACACACTCGATCGATACGGAAAACGAATATCATGAATTTCAGTTTGATCGACCATTTGCGCGGAAGAATGCGTGCAACGTCCGCTGTCGACGCGTATATCGCGCGCCGCGAGACGAGTCTCATTCGCGCCCACGCTTCGCAAACGAAACGACTGGAGCGGGAACATCAGATTGCACTCGATCGAGGCGAGTTTACATTTACACATGAGCTCGGGCGGATCGATCGCGATCTCGATGACGCTCTGAGCGGGATCATGGCGATCGAGCCCGTTTCGATCGACGCGTTCCCGGTCGATGCCTCGTCGCCGCCTGGAGCCGGATCACCGTTCGGAAAATCGCCCCCCGAGTTCACATTGATGTTTACAAGTTCAGCGTACCTTTTCTAAAATTTCGTTTTTTAACAAAATATACAGTAATACTATGACGTCAATTAGTTTAGTCTCACGAACGGTCATCATCGCCGGGGTCGTCGCGACCCTGCTTCTGCTTGTTAGAAACTGGATGAGCTTCGATGACGTCGCGATGCTCTACCGAGCTTCAAAATACAGGATCGGCTACAGTGATAACGGTTTCGAACACCACACCACACACCAATCGTAAAAGAAAATGAATCGAATCGAATTGCTCGTTTTGATCGCTTCGGTTGGGTACTTGGCGTATTGCGCGATTGAGTGGACGCGTGAGTTGAATGAGCACGCGCGAAATACCGAGCACGCCCGCGACCGGTGTCGCGTTGAAGAGCTCGACTGATCGAGATCTCAGCGCGCGAAACCGGAGTTTTTTTTATGTGGCGGAATATCACAATGCAATATAGAGAGATCGAGTCCAGTCCACGGACGGACCGTGCCCCTAGACGTGTGATGAGGACCAATCTTGAAAACGGGAACGGCGAAGTCGAGTGGGCGGACGAGGAGAGTGATCTCGACCCATCGTACGATCCCGACGATTTGAGCGCGTCGGACGATTCGGACGCGTTGGACGATTCTGATTCGTCCGGGATCACGCTCGGGTCGCAGGATACCGACGAGTCGGACGCATCGGACGATTCTGATTCGTCGGATGCGTCGGATCTGTCCGGCTTCATCGTCGACGACGATTGCATCGAGTTCTACTCGACGGACGACGAGGACGACGAGGACGACGACTAAAATGTTGCATCAGTGTAACCCTACAGGTTGAAAAAGAATGCCACCAAAGACCAGACCACCATCGACGAGGAGACCAAGGCCACCTGGAGTTCGTAAACCGCGGAAACATTTGCAATACGATCTGTGGGTTGGAAAAATCTTCAAAACGAAATCCGGCAAGACCAGGGCCGATGTCCTCCGTATCCCGCTCCCAACCGGTGGCTATAAATACGTTTGGAAATCGAGGCATGATCATGGCAAGGCGATGTACAAGAAATCGAAATCGACCCTTGTCAAGTATCAGTTCAAGTAATCAGTCATGAACAAAAAAAACACCACGTGCCGCGTGGTGTTTTCGAAAATCGATTAGCGTGAGAGTGAGACGACGACGCTGGCTGTTACGATCGCAATGGCGAGTGCGATGAGAATGACCGCGATCTCGACTTGCGACAATCCAAGCGCATGCTCTCCAAAGCCTTGAGGTGCGAAGAACATGGTCGGCGCGATGGTCGGTGCGATGGTTGGCGCGGACGTTGGCTCGAGCGTTGGTGCGGTCGTTGGCTCGAGCGTTGGCGCGGTCGTCGGCGCGATCGTTGACTCGATGGACGGGTCGTCGCCGAGGGTCGGCGGTAAGCCGCCGATTCCAGTGGTGATCGGTTCGGTAGTCGTCTCGAGCGTAGAGTTGATCATTATGTTGGTTTATAGCAAGATATTGTGAATACTATTGATGCTTCTCGACTCACGTCTTGAGTACGTCATCGTCAGTGACGATTGGTTCAAATCTACCGGCAAATTCCATTGCCTCGCGTCGCGGCACGGTAACGCAGTCATCGAGTTATATAGCGGAACGGCACCACAGCTCTGGCGGATATCTCGCAGTGGTCGGATACGAAACTGCGGCGACGAGGTGACGACTTTGAATTATGATCGAGAGCGACACGTCAAGGTGTTCGTATCATCCACGGACGACTCGACGACGTGGTGGATCGAATCGAGTGGGAAGACGAATTCGGGTACGCGGTTCACGCCGAGAGGCGACGATGATGTCCGGCTACGCTGTGCGTACCCATCTCGATTCGTCGAATGTGAAGAGCCCGGATTTGAAGAGTCACCAACGAATTGGTTTCTCATCGAGGCAGAACGGTTCCGACTCAATATATGAAAACTTTAAATGTTCCGCAACGCGTGCAAAACGAGAGGATGGATCGCGAGCAAATCTGACGTGCCGACGCATTTCTTATTGGATGGTGGAAAACTCCACGTTCCCGATGAGGACGCGACCGCGTTTCTCAACACGTATTTCATCTCGACAGTCGTCAAGCGAGAGCACGTCTCGCTCGTCGAATTGAAGACTCGTGATTTCAAATTATTTTTCGACATCGATGCAACGTACGACGCATCGACATCGACACCCGATCGAATTCGGGCGGCGTTGGAGCAATTATCTATTCATATTCAAGCGTCAGTCGCTCGGTTTTTTTCACAAGGCACGGATACAACATGTATCGCGTGTACGGCACCGGTCAAATCCAAGATGCCGAATGTGTCGATCGACTCGGCCGGGTCACGGGGTTCGATTTCGCCGGTCAAGTACGGCATGCACATCGTCTTTCCACACATCATCGTCAACGCGCCAATTTCGTTACGAGTTCGTTCAATGTTGCTCGAGTTCCTCGAATCGATTCGGCCGCTCGTCGTTCCACTCAACTCGATGGACGATATCGTCGACGATTCGGTCTTCAAAGCAAATGGATTGCGCGCTGTGTACGCGACCAAGGGAAAAGACGAAGCGCGACCGTATACACCGTCATGGCGCGTGAATGATGGTGAGATTGTCAATATCAACGACTCCATCGCGCCAGAAGAGGCGCGTGAGTACGTGTCGTTGTGTTCGATACGATCGTTCGATCGATCACTGACACCATGCGTCGGTGGCGAGGATAAAATGATCGAAATCCACGAGTCGAAACACGCGACCATCGGCACATCGGCATCGATCGAGCAGTTCGCGTCGGCGCTCCCGACCATACGAGCGGTTCTGCCGCCAGTCTACAGAAATGTACGATTCACCGGCGCGTTCGTCACGGATAATACAATCTACTTGAAATCCGACTCGAGATACTGCCACAATAAAGGCAGTACACATCAGACGTCCACGGTTTACTTCGCTGTGACGCGGAACGGGATTTGTCAACGGTGTTATTGTCGAAAGGGTGGCCGTGGCTGCGATACATATATCGGTCCGGTCTTTCCGCTCGGTGAAGAGACATTACTCAAGTTTTTCCCCGGGTTTATCGACGATGACGTGACGAAGCGCGTCGCGCGTATCGCGCCGGCAAAGCGACGATCGAATCTCGATAACGTGTTGAAACGGACGCGCTTATTGAAAAAAACAAAAAACTAGTAGCATGCATGTAACTGGATTCGAAATCACGATTCAAATATTCAAATAAAGATCGATGCGATAGTGGTGTTGGCGCGACCCGTGTGACTGTGGGACTGTTCGTCTAGGTACCTGGTCTCGAGTGAGTCGGCGTACGCGAATCTCGTGACCCGGAGGGGAACGGACATGTCACGACCGATCCGATTAGCTCGACCGATGATTTGCCGGTCCGTTGCGTTCGAGCCAGTTGGGGTTGCGATCATGATATCGGATGCACGTGTGAGCGTGATTCCGTCGGCCATTGTTTTGGTCGTCGCGATGAGCACACGAATCTCGCCACGCTGGAACGCGTCAAAGGCATCATGCCGTTGCACGAGCGAGATACGTCCATGGATGCGTTTACTCTCGATCCCGCGGTCGGTGCATTGCGTTGCGAATGTATCGACTGCCGTGGGGGTGGTGAAGAACACGATGACGCTTCGATTCGACGTCTCGAGCGCGTTCTCGATATACGCCAGCATCTCACCCGCCTTCGACCCGACCGACTCAACCGACTCGACCGACTCGACCGACTCGATCGATTCAACCGGCTCGTCGTCCATCTCGATCGCGTCGTCCCGACCGCGTTTGCGCGTCGTCGATATCGAAATCGTCGTTCGGCATAATGGACACCTCGGATTGCGCGAGATCGACATCGAGATGCATTCGGCACAAAACCAATGATTGCACGTCGTGACGCATGGCTCGTCCGGTGTATCGAGGCAAACGGGGCACGTCGCGTCGTCGGGGAGGATGAGTTCATTATCGACTGCCATCTCGTGCTGATGCGACGGGACGAACCACCGAGTCGGCGAAATTATAACCGGATTGGCGAGGGACCGATCATACGTTCCGAAATTGATCGCGTTCGTCACCGTATTGTAGATCTGCAACAGGGCGACGTTTGTGTACGCGTTCGGGTTCTCGACACGTGTCACGATCGCATCGTGCAGTTCACGTTCGTCATTGGTCATGTTGACCGATACGTCCACGATGTCGACATGCGGTAATTGGACGTGGCGGGCGAGCGTTTTCCTGGTTGCCAATCGGTTGACAGCGAACATTCTGAACCGGGTGTGCGTTGGATCGTGTTTCAGTCCCATGACGGCGCGTCCGACGGTGAATTTGATCATTCGACCGAGACTGTTCCCATGCGGCGTCCCCGTCATTACCCAGCGACGGTCGGACAGTGAATGCATTCCAGCGAGGGTGTGCGTCATGTCGTGTGCTTCATCGACAATGACACGGCACCACGGGGCGCGGATCGGATCGTCGTCATTCGTTTTCGATACGAGCGACGTCGTCGTCAGAACGATATCGTAATCGGTACGCATCGTTGAATGGACGATTTTCTTCTTCCTCGCGCCGTGCCAAACACCAATACGGCAGTCGGACCAGATCGCCTTGATTTCGCTCTCCCACTGCTTGAGCACGTTTGGTTTGACGATAATCAGGGTCGAACCGGTTCTGGACGTGCCGCGTTCCGGTGGGGGTATCGCGCGCTCGGCCATCATCGTCGCTTTGACCAAATAGATCGCTTGGCGTGTCTTTCCCATCCCCGGATCGTCGAACACCATTCCGCCTCGGTGACAAAGCAGTGCGCGGCCGTAGTCGGTCATCCGTTTGTAGATGCGTTCAACGCCGTACGGCATCGCGTCGGCAAAGAACCCGACGCCGCCAACCTCCCCGGATACACGATTCGATAGTGCGCCGAGAATACCGTCGCCGCTGAACTCTTGACGAATGATTCGGCGGACCGTTTGCCTCTGGAATTCGTACAGTGCCGGGGTATCGTTCACGATTTTCAATGCGGCGATCATGACGTCGAATTCACGCGTCGTCGCTGGACACGTGAACGGCGCGGGCCACGAGGCGTCTTCGACGTCGATGTTGTCGAGGTAGTATTTCATAAACTCCTCTGGTGTCAACGATGGTTTCCTGTATCCGTCGT